ATTTAATAGACCGTGTTTTCTTTCTTTATCGTTATTTTCTTCTTTAACAATGTCCTCTATTTCATCTAATACTTTTTTAGGACCTTTTATCTCAACATAATTATCGCACCAGTTTGGCATAGTTTCTCCTTATATTCCCATTCCGTTTAATCTAAAATCAACTACAGGCACAAAGTCGTAAGCATATTCATTATCAGGTAATGTGCCTGACATTTGAACATTACAATCATTTACTTTTCTTTTATCAAAGAAAGTCTGTAAAGTTTTCTTCAAGTTGGTTGCCATTTGTTCGTGTATTGAAACATCAAACTTAGCAAACAATGTACCACAAACAATGGTACATTCAGTAGCGCTTTCAGCTAACGCAAGTTTCATTATATCTTTTTTCAATTGTGTATCTTTCATAGTTTCTCCTTTTTTAGTTTATTTTAAATACAAAGGTCCTGTCCATCTAATTGGATAGTTACCTGTTAATACATTTCCTCTAGCAGAGTTTAAAGCAGGTGCATTAAAACCAGCGGCTTTCAATATATCACCCTTTTTAAAATGTTTAAAATCTTCTTTTACAATAAAACAAAACACGCCGTTTTCTTGTACAATCTTAATATACTTTTTACCAGGTCTTATAGATGTTCTACTATCCCATTTTTCAACTTGTTCTTTAGGGTAGCCAGTTAATTCTTTACCACCCATTGTTGACCATTTTACATAATCAGATTTGGCACCAGCCATTAGATTTGTAATTCCTTCATCAAGTGTTTTTGCAGTTTGTGTTACCATAGTCATAGTGTTATATCTCCCTTTTAGTTTTCATTATTTGTATTACTTCAAATAAAGATTTTGTTTTAAGTAATTTGTTTCCGTAAGCAAGTCTTTTTTCAAGTTTCTTAATTGCAGTTTTTAATTCTTTATTATTCATTTATTTGTTTTGTAATGCGATTGTTATTAAACCAGATACTATACCTGTTAAGGCCATCATAGCACCTATCATAAAGTTATTTGCTTCGATAGCACCAACAGATCCTACCATACTGAATAAAAATACAATAGCAGTAACTAATGATATGTTTTCTTTTATTTTTTTCATAATTTCTTCCTTATATCTCAACTGATTGTAAGCTTCAATTTGATTAAGTGCTTGTTTTTGTAGTGTCATAGTGTTTTCTCCTTATTTAATTTTTAATACACCAGTTTGTTGGTATACTTTGTAGTTGTTAATGATTTTATTAATTGCATTTTTCATATTAATATCAATCATTTCTAAAAGAGTATTATCAACTTCAATAATTTCTTTTATATTTTTGTTTATTTTACCGATTTGTCTATATGCAACGTTTCTAACAATTGCCATATTCATATTATTTGTTTTCATATACTACTAATATACCGTATTTTTATGTAAAAATCAACAAAAAAATGGATTAATTGTCCGATTCTTCCGTAGCTAGTCGGTATTTTGGCACATAAAGAACAAAAGAAGAACAAAAACCGTTATAAATAGTAGAAAAACCATTAAAAAATGAGGAAATTATGGCAAAAATGCGTGAATTTCTGTTCTGGAACGAATCAGGACAAGAGGAAAAGAAAGAAAATACAAGTTTTAAGAAGGCTGTTAAGTCAGTCCAAGAGAATTTTAAGAATCAACTGATTGGATTTGAATATATTAGTAAAAAAGGCAAAAAAATCGTATCTTCAATACAATTACCACTTGGTAGAAAGAAAAAAATAGGTAGATAATGGCAAAATTAAGTAAAACATTTGTAGCAAGGGAAAAAAACTATAAAAAATCATCACTAGGTAAGAAAAAACGAAGTGTTAAGTTTTCATCAATGAATAAATCTAAAAAACGTAGTTGGAAAGCCTATAACGGGCAAGGAAAATAGAAATATGGCCGTAAGAGAGGGAGATTTTTTAACTACAGGTCATGGATGTACGTCAATTACTACTTTGGCAATTTCTTTAATTAGAACAGTATTAGCAAATAGAATTGTAGGTGCTGTAAGAGGCACTCCCGTATCACCTCATACTATTCCAAACAATGACGATCCGCCAAAATGCGTAAGTCACTCAGCAGTTTTAAATCAAGGTTCACCAAATGTTTTAATAGGCGGTATACCTTGGGGTCGTGTGGGTGATAGTGCTGATAATGGTGCAATGATTTCTGGATCCTTAAACGTTTTAGTAAACGGTAGATAATTCATATAAATATTGATATGGCCTACTCAAACTATGATGCAACAACAACAAATAAAAGTAAAAGATCAAATAGAATCTATAGTGATTTAAATTTGAGTTTTACTAAAAATCCTGCTACAAAGGATGTTGCAAAATTATTTGATGTACAAGCAATAAAAAGAGCTGTTAAAAATATAATTTTAACAAACAAATATGAAAGACCTTTTAACTCAGACTTTGGATGTAATTTAAGAGGTTTCTTATTTGAAAATATAACTGAACCATTATTAGTTATTATCAAAGATAGAGTTGCTATGGCAATTGAGAAATATGAACCAAGAGTTTCAGTAGAAGATGTTGTGGTTCAAAATGACGAAGAAAATAATGGATTAAATATTATGGTTTCATTTTTAATTAACGGCACAGAAGCGCCAGTTTCAGTATCAACATTTTTACAAAGAGTAAGATAGTATGAGTTCACACAGATTAGACATATCAGAATTAGATTTTGAAAATATAAAAGGTTCACTTAAAAGATTTTTATCAAATCAAAACGAATTTAAAGATTACGATTTTGAAGGAAGTTCTCTTTCAATATTATTAGACTTACTTGCTTACAATACACACTACTTGGCTTACAATGCTAACTTTGTTGCTAACGAAATGTTTTTAGATACAGCACAGTTGAGATCAAGTGTTGCATCGTTGGCTAAATTAGTAGGTTATACACCTAACTCTGCTCGAGCACCAATCGCCGATTTAAAATTAGTTATCAATGACGGTACAGGATCATCAATAACAATTCCAGCAGGTACAAAATTTACATCATCAATAGATGATCTTACCTATTCGTTTGTTACTGTTGCTGATAAAACAGTTCAACCTATTGATGGAGTTTATACTGCACAAAGTTTAAATGTTTATGAAGGAACATACGTAAGTTATAATTACACTTATGATGAACAAGACATTGATCAAAGGTTTTTAATTTCAAGCGATAGAGTTGACACAACTACAATTAAAGTTGTGATTCAAAATAGCGCTTCAGATGTTACTACAAATGTTTATACAAAGGCAACCTCAATTACAGAATTAGATGGTACATCAAAAGTTTTCTTTTTACAAGAAGCTGAAGATGGTCAATACGAAATATATTTTGGTGATGGTGTTATTGGTAAAGCACTTACTGATGGTAATATAATTAATATAAGTTATGTTGTAACTAACAAAACAGAAGCAAATGGTGCTACATCATTTTCTCTTTCTGGTTCTATTTCAGGATTTACAGACATTACAGTTACAGTTAATTCATCAGCACAAGGTGGCGCTGAACCTGAAACATTACAAAGTATAAAGAAAAATGCTCCTGATTTTTATTCATCACAAGATAGAGCTGTAACAATAGAAGATTATAAATCAAAAGTAAAACAATTATATGCTAACACACAAGCAGTTTCTGCTTGGGGTGGTGAAAATGCTGAAACACCTTTTTATGGTAGAGTATATATTTCTATTTTACCAACAAGTGGTTCAAATCTTACAGAGTCAACAAAGGCAAGAATAATAACAGACTTAAAAAAATATTCTGTTGCTTCAGTTACACCAGTAATTGTTGATCCAGAAACTACAAACATTCTTTTAACAACTACAGTTAAGTATGATGAAAAGGCTACAACAAAAGTTTCTGATACAATTAAGTCTAACGTAATTACAACTATTACAAATTATAATTCAAATACATTACAAAAATTTGATACAATGTTCAGACATTCAAAACTTACAGGATTAATTGATGATACAGATGAAAGTATTTTATCAAATATTACTACAGTACGATTAAGAAAATCTTTTTTACCAACAATTGGAAGTTCTACAAAATACACAATTAACTTTGCAAACGCATTATATAATCCTCATAGTGGTCACGCTTCTGCTGAAGGTGGTATATTATCATCAACAGGATTTAAAATAGATGGTGATACCACAAATGTTTGGTTTTTAGATGATGATGGACAAGGTAATGTTAGAAGATATAGAATGGATGGTTCTGTAAGATCATATGGTAATAGTACACAAGGTACAATAAATTATTTAACTGGTGTTGTAGAAGTTAATTCTTTAAATGTTTCAAACATAGAAAATGTTAGAGGTGCAGCTTCAACAGTTATAGAAGTTACAGTTAAACCAAATTCAAATGATTTAGTTCCTATAAGAAATCAAATATTAGAAATAGATGTTGCAAACAGTTTGGTCACAGTAGAGGCTGATGCATTAGTTGGAGGTTCAGCAAACGCTGGTATTGGATATACCACGACCAGTAGTTATTAAATGAAATGGCCGACTTTAAAAATAAAATATCAAATCTTTTAA